TATACATATAAAAATCTGTTTGTGCCTAATGCTGCATACTTAATACCACTTGCATTAACAAAATGGTGTATAGCAGTATTTCTCCCTGTAAGAGTAGCATCTCCTAACTGAGCCCAACCACCTACTTTTTCAGGTGAGCCATATCTAAAACGAACATAATCACCACTAACCCATTGGCCTTCGCCACCAGTCGCTGTGACTTGTTTATTGAATCCAGGCTGAAATTTTAATTTTTGTAACATAAAAACCCTAATAATTAGACAGGAGATATTCTGTGGTGGAGATATCTCCCGTCAAATTATTATATACAATATTATTTAGGTAATTTAAAGCCTTTATACCACGCAGGCAAGCCTAAAAATGGCCTTTCATCAAATTGATTTTTTTTGGCCGTTTTCTTTTTAGCGTCATTATAATGTAGAAATACTTGTGCGCAATCTTTACCCTTAAACTCTTCTCTCCAATGCTCTAATTCGCAGCCAGAATATATAAGCATATCCCCTGGTTCTAGTATAACTTTAATGCCAGCTCGACCTGTTTTTGTAGTTGGATCTAAATAAATAGGCCATTCATCACCCCCTAGATTTAAAGTAGTAGATACCTCACACGAGTATCTGTCCTTATGTCTAACTAAAACATCACCTTTTTTATAAATCCTTGCATAAGAATATGTCTCGGATAGTTTTAATCCAGTATGTTTTTCCATAACAGGTTTAACTTTTTGTAATAAAGTTTCCATAACCATATCACTATAATGTGAATAAGTATTAGGCACTTGCGCGTCATTCCAAACTCCCCAATATTCTGTAAAAGGTGAAATATATTTTTGATCAAATAAAAAACTAGCAACCTTTCTTTTGTTTAAAAAATAAGTAAAAGCAAAATCTGCTATTTCTTTACTAATAGCTCCTCTTAAAACACTATATTTATTTTTTTGGAACGCCGATTTTTTTGATGACATTTTTTCCTTTCAATTGCATTTTAGATTTTATAAAATTATCTATAAAGTTTGGTTTAGTTTTTAAGGGACTAGATTCTAACAAAGTTTTTATAATTGCTTTTTTCATATCCTTATTTTGCATTTAATACTCCTTTTGGTATAGCCTGACAATTCCAATGTATAAACCTAAACGGTTCATATCCCATATCTACCAGATATTGATGAGGCATGTAAGATGGAAAAAATATCATTCTACCTGGTTTAGTTTTAAACTGTACTTGACTAGATGCATAACTAATTTTTGATTTATCTTTTTCTGGTAAAAGATTCATCATATTTCCTGGTCTTGGATCTTCAAACATTGGTATTGAAGTTCTTTCACTTGCTTTTAAAAAATAAAACCCAGATATATGCCCATTCCAATGAGTATGTAATGTATGGTGACCACACCCTTTTTGTGCAAACTCTTGAACCCAGAGTTCAGTGGTAAATATTCGATAATTTGTTAAATCAAAGCCCATTTCATTTAATAAATTATTTGCTGTTGCACCAATATAATCTTGTAATTTTTTAAAATCAGGATCACCTATTAAAGATGCTGAATGAAAAACATGACCCATATCTCCCTTGTTGCCATATTTTTTATTTCTTTTATCTATGTCTTTTTTTAAATTTTTCTTCGCTGTTTCAATATATGGATCTGAGACTTTGTTTAATTTTTTTACAAATTTAGGCTCATCTGCCCACCATATAGGACATGAAAAATATTGTTCTAAATTTAAATCTTTAGGATATTCTAATTTATTCATAAATAATTAAAGTTTATGAGTATCCTATTTTTTACGTCTGTGCAATTAGTGCCACCGTGAGAAGAGTTTGCTTTAAAAAAAACAATTCTATTTTCTTTGGATTGCACTTTTTCATTTTGAAAAAGAGTATAACCATTATTTGTGTTCACATAATAAATTGCACCTTTACAATCAAATTCTTGATCTTTATGTATATCATATTTTATTAAATCTTTACTAGCGACATTTAAATTGGCTTTAATTCTTATTATAGCTTTCGGTTTTATTTTATCTATTAAAGGAAGTAAAATATTATACGCATTTGAACTGATCATATGATTTTTAAAAAAATTATGTGTAAATTGATAGTTTAAAATATTATCTTCAGAAAATTTTTTTAAAACTTTTTTGTTAAAAAACCACGGGAATTCATCAGAACAAATAAGATTTTCTATAACTTTAAAGTCTTTTTTTTCTAAAAAATTATCTTCTATTTGTATGGCCACCCTAAACTCCATATTACTAAACTATGTCTTGATCCTTTTTTAACTGGGCATACTCTATGCCAAACAAAACCAGGAAATACCACCAAAGATCCTTTAGGTAATATTTCCGTGCACTTTTTAATATTACTTTTTTTATCAGGGTCCATGTTTCTAAAATCAAATTCTAACTCTCCTCCTGTATAATCTTTACCACCTTCTGATAAAGAAAGAGTCACAGATAGTTTTCTAATTTTACCCTGTGATGGATCACCTTGTTGTCTTTGATAAGGTTTATCCCACCCATCACAATGCCAATCATAGTACTGACCTTTATTATATTTTGTAAATTGACAGGATTCTGAAAAATCCCATTGAAAATTCCATCCTGCATTTTGATTTGCTGCGTGAATATAAGGTTGGATTTCTTTATAAATCCATCTATCACTCATCCAAACAACATCTGAATCTCTTTTTGATTTTAAATCTTTAAGTTGTTTTTGATTTAATTTTTTTGGATCTCCATAACCACCCGTAGTAGCTAACTGATCCTGTAAAGATTTTCCATAACGTACAATATCATCACAAATCCTTTCAGGGACAACTGATTTAAAATACCAATAATAATTAGTTAGGTTCATAAACTTTCTTATACCGAGTTATATTTTAAATATATAATAATGTAAAGTAGAATAAAAAGATTTGATCTAGATCAATTAAAAAAACTATATTAAGGTTTTTAACTGCTCCATTCTCCTTCTCTTTTTTTTGCATAATGTGTTGTTATATTAAACACCCCTGATGTAAAAAATCCTGCTAATTGTTTTACTATTACTCTACCAGATCCACCTGCAGCAGATTCATTATTACTACCACCATTACCACCACCGCCACCACCAGTATTAGCATCACCATCAGAACATGAAGGTACAGGAGAATCATGTGTTCCAGGTCCTCCTCCTCCTGGCCCACCAGAACCGTGACTACCACTTGAGGCTTTTCCTCCACCTCCACCGCCAGAATATGTAACAGGACTTCCTGTTATAGATGAAGCAGAGCCGTTACCACCATTACCACCATTATTTCCACTAGCATTAGATCCAACTGAACCTGCACCACCTCCGCCGCCACCTGCAGAGTTACCAGGTCCACCATTACCACCATTACTTCCTTCTGGTGGACTAAAACTACCTGCATTACCATTGCAGCCTGAATTATTATCACCAGATGCACCGCCGCCTGATCCTCCAGGATCTCCTGTTCCAGCGCCAGCATTATGTCTTCCACCTAAACCACCACCAGTGCCAACTATACACGCAACAGATGAGTTACTTCCACTTCCAAATCTGCTACCTCCACCACCCACTGTAACAGATATATCACTTCCTGGTATTGGTTGGCTTGTTAAATTTCTAAATCCGCCGCCACCACCGCCACCATTTCCCATAGATGGTCCAGCGTTATCTCCACCGCCACCACCTCCACCGACTACTAATATATCAGCGAGTTTAGTGCCAGTTGCAGTTAATGTACCATTAGAATTAAATGTTGTTGTAGATGCGCAATCAACTTTTACATATGGAACTTCTACACCTACTAAACCACCGTTTGTTCTAGTCATTAAAGTCTCCTATTCGGACACCCAGGCTGAACCATTCCAATTGTAAACTGTTCTTGGGTCTGAAGTGTCGTTTGATTTTGTTGCTTCCCAACCTGTAGAGTTGTCAGCATTGTATTTAGTTTCGTTCCAAAAGATAATATAAACCCATGAAGGTGTATCTTCACCATCATCTATAACTGATGGAAAAGTTATTGGTGCTTGCCAATCATCACTACCATCTAGTGACCAAGATGCATGGGGCTGTGGTACTAAAAATTTATCTTTTGATGCATCATAAACATCACCAATTCCTGCATATTTCTTTCTAAAATTACCATTGTAGGAAGTTTGTTTAAAATTTGTATTTGGTTTATTGAAAAAATTTTTACACCATGTTTCACCATCAACATGTTTATCATTTTCTCCAAGCGGACCTGCCGCTGTAGAAATATCATTTGCTACTACTGTTACTTGTTTAACAACTAAATGAGTATCTGATGTAAAACCTGTTGGGTCTGTTTTTGACTCTAATTCTGCGAAATGTGCCATAAAATTCTCCTTAAAAGTTTATATATATTATCTAAATTCTATAAAGTCAATATTCCCATTAGTTTGTCCACTTACCTTGAGCCTGATACTCGTAAACATCATTTATATTCCACACACCAGGTGCTTTATTTAATTCTTTTACGATTACTACTCCTGAACCACCTGTTCCCCCAGCATTACATCTTCCAGATCCGCCACCACCGCCGCCTCTATTAGCGGGTGCGTCAGGTGATACATGACCTGGATAACTACCTCCACTAGCACTTCCACCTGGATCTCTAGTACCACCAGATCCACCAACAACTCCATTTCCTCCACCACCAGCATAAGTTACACATGATCCTGAAAGACCACTTGTTATCGCTGGTCCACCTGCACCTCTAGCTGGAGTATCTGGTAAAGTTCCTGCGTTACCTGCTCCACCAGCACCGCCACCACCTCCACCTACATTATGAGGAGAAGATGTACCACCTGCACCACCATCATATCCTTGACAAGCAGTTCCATCTCCACCAGCTCCACCTGGATAAGTTCCTCCACCACCTGAACCACCATCGGATCCTGCAGTTGGAGACCCAGCACCTTTTCCACCTCCTGTGGCTGTTTGACTAAAACCTGTTGAATTACTACCATTTGCATTTGATCCACCTGCACCAATTACAAATGGATAACTAGTTGCGCCAGAAACTGGATGATTTGTTAATGGAACAACTCCTCCACCAGCGCCACCACCACCGCCTCTACCACCTGTAACTCCAGGTCCACCGCCACCTCCACCAGCAATAATTATAGCGTCCACTAATGTAGTTCCTGGTTGTGTAGTTAAAGATCCGTTTGATGTTGTAGTAGTACTAGTATCTTTACCGAAAGAAAGGGTAGGTGCAATCCAAGGTCCAATTATTCCGCCATTTCCAGCCATAATTTAAACCTCCTACGCGTCGTCTAATAATTCGTATGATACGAAATATGTTAGATCATTTGCAGCGCTAGCTGTAAAATATAACAAATCTGATTCGTCTAAATAAATTGGATTTTCTAAAAAACTTAAGGTAGCGTCTGCTGGAACAGAAATTGTATTTGCAAGTTTAACATAGTTAGATCCATTATCTATACTAACTTCAATTGTTATATCAGCAGCATTTGTTCCATCAACATTTGCAATAAGTATTGTATTTATTTTTGCTACTTTATCGTCATCTACATCTAATGCTTCTGTTCTCGATGTGCCATCTAATAGAGCAGCTTTATTTTGTGCATTGATTGTTGCTACGTTTACTATATTTGGTGTTGCCATATTATCTCCTTTTTAGCCGAAAACGATCGCCATTGCAATAGCTTTTCCTACTGTTGCGGCGCTCGAATTAGCGTCTATGTATGTTACTATTCTTGAAGCAGCTACTTTTCTGTTAGTTCCACCTGCTCCATTATCTATTATAAATAAATCAGCATCCACAATAGCTTCTCCAATGTCTGTTGCTCCATCTATATCCAAGCCAGCTATATTAAATCCACCTGCAGCTGTTGCTAAAGTTCCTGCAAATGTAGCATTTGCACCAGAAAAAGTTAAAGCCGTAGTTCCAGAAGAGCTTGATTTAATAACTAGTTCGCCGCTTGAATTTGTAAAAGTTCCAAATAATGTTCCATCGTCTTTTAAAAAAACATCAGCACCACCAGCATCTAACACAACATCTCCAGCAGAATCTAAAGTCACTGTTGTACCATCTGCTTCAAAAGTACCATCAGCTGTAAGCGTCATATTTGCTGCCGCTGCCGCATCATCAGTTGTTACAATACTTAAGGTTCCGTTTGTACCAGCAGTGAATACAGCTGTATCACTACTTGAACCAGTCATAGTTACAACTTTGCCATCAATAGCCACATCATCAACAGTTAAAGCTGTTAAAGTTCCTAATGAAGTTACATTTGTTTGTGCCACCGTTGATAAAGTTCCCGCTAGTTCTCCAGAAGAACCATAAATAACTGCCTTACTATTAACAACACTATTTGCCGAAGCTGTATCTAATAAATTAATTTCTGCCGCTGTTGAAGAAACAGCTGTACTTCCTAAAGTAAGTTGTCCATCAGGTACAATAAGACCTGCTCCACCATTAAATATTAAATCATCTGCTGAAGTGTCCCAAGTAACATTCGCACTTGCTGTATCTCCGTAAAGTATAACGTCATATCCCTGATCATCTGCACCAACTGTTAATGTTGCGTCTAATTGAACTGCGCCATCAATATCAACAGCGTCTAAATTAGCTGTACCGTCAACATCAATATCACCTGCAAGGTCAATTCCAGCAGCACCTGCTAAAACCAAATCATCTGTAGACTCATCCCAAAGCATATATGCTCCAGAAGTTGCACCGAAGAATTTTACATCATAACC